TTCTCATCGGTAAATTCAACTTGTATTGAATTTGGTCTATCTATTTTAATATACAAACCAGGAAAAGAGAGGCAACCTTCATCTGCTTTTATCATTCCTGCCGAGGTGCCAATCAATTTAGGATTAATACATGCCAATTGAAACTCATCTGTGCCAATAATAAAAACTCTTTCAAAGATACCACATTGATTTGCTGAGAGACCAATACCACCATAAAGTTTCATGGTAAGTTTCAACCGCTTAATTAAATTTGTCATTACAGGACTTGGTAATGCACCTTTATATTCAGGTATTGGCATACGCAACATTGGATGGTTTTCATCATACAATGGTAATGGTTCAATTTGTTTAGGCTCTACTATGCCTACGCCTGTGTCAATGGTTAAAATATCACTCATGTTTTTAATACCCAATCTTCCGCAAAAATTTCAGCATCTTCTTCTGTATCAAAGTATGCTTCGTCCATAAATTCAGTATAGCAATCGTATAGTGTAACTCTATACGAATCTTTTCCTCTTGTCAATACTTTAGCAGTTTTATTGCCTTCTATAAAAGTATGTAATTCTAATTCTCTCGCCATTTGAATACCCATCCTTGTGCAAAATTTTTAGCTTCTTCTTCCGTAGCAAACCAAGCGTTTTGGTGATAATCCGTTTCAGCTTCATACATAACTGTTTGAAATTGCCCTTGTGTTGGCAAAATATCTACTGTTCGATTATGACCATCAGTAATACGAATTTGACCTTTTAACATATTTTATCCTATGATTGGTTTATAAAATAAAGATTCTTTTATTGTCTGTGGGTCCCATGCAATTCTGGAATCACACATAAGAACATTGATATCCAAAACTTCACGCAAACCTAAATGCATAGCAAAAGGAACATTGTAATCTCGTTTTGCTTTTTCAATATAATCTACAAGTGCCTTTTGGTATAGTTCAGTATATTTCTTCTGGCACATATACGCTTTATTATCTCCAATAGCAAATACTCTCCAATTTTTATAATTAGTATTAGATAATGAAAATTGAAAAGCTGCACTATTCACACCAGGAAATTCTTGGTCTTGGAAATCATCAAGTGCAATAATACCATCATCACGCATTTTACCACTAAACAAAGTTAAATCACTTAACACAGCCGAGTGTTCATGGCAACCATCGATGTGAAGAAACCTTAATTCATTTTGAAAAACAACATCATCATATTTTAACTCTGTTGTATCTTCTAATCTCCAAATTAAATTGTTTGCATTACCAAACTTTGCAATATTGGCTGTCGCTTTCTCTTTATCAGATTTGGAAAAAATATCATACAGATAAAAATTATTGTTACCAATAAACTGCGAGATAGCGATGGCACTTTTACCATATGCAACACCAATTTCACACACATCACCTTTTGGTTTTTGTAATTCTTTTAATATGCCATGGGTAATGATAATATCTTTAGGATAAAACCATCCCTCTACTTCTCTATCAATTACTTCTTTATAGTGTCTTAGATATTGTTCAAAGTTCATTTTACAATTCGGCTAAAATTCTTCTCTTTAGCAAAGCGAATAACATTCATAAACTTATCTTGTAGTATATCACCTTTATGAGAAATTACAAACAAATTAACACCCTCCAACATATGCAATATCTTCATCAATTCTTCCGTGCCATTGGCGTCTAGGCTAGAATCAAATGTTTCATCAAGTATCAACAAATTGGTATTCGATGAATTCTTTAGTTTAGCAACAGCACGCCATGTCAACATCAATGCCATATCAATACGCTGTTTCTCGCCCTCAGAAAAGTTATTATAGGTAAACTCATCACGGTGCCTAGATTTAATTGTTTCTTTAAACGATTCATCTAGGTTAAAGTTCACAAAGAAATCTAATGACGCTAAATACTTATTGACCAATTTGTTAATCACTGGCAAATATTGACGAACAATCTTTGTTTTAATGCCAGTATCTTTTAAGAGATTAGATGCTACTTCGTAATAAGTTTTTTCTTCTATTAGTTGTTTTAGGGATTCTTGTAATGTTCCTAACAACTCCTTTAGTTCTTTTAACTCTTGTTCTTCCTTTGTTGTTACTACCTTAGATTCTTTTAGCTCATCAATCAACTTACGCACACGAGCAATCATCTTATTTGTTTCATTGATTGTTGTATTACAGGTAGCAATTTCAACTTGCTTCTTTTGAAGTTCTCTTTGCTTTTCTGCAATCTCATTTAACTTATCTTGCTCTGCCGTTAGTTTTTCTTCTAACTGTTGGAGGCCGTGTTCGCACTCCGTAACTTTATTGGAGAGATTGGTAAGCTCTTCCTCTTTAAATTCCATGGCAATGGTTTGCCGACAGGTTGGACAATCGTCATGGTTCTGAAAGAAACTGATATCCTTTCGAAATTTGGATAAGTTGCTTTCAATTTGCGATTCAATTTTTGTAATCTTTTTGACCTTAGCCTCTGTTTCAATTTTACTTTCAACGACCAATTGCAGGTTGTCGACCTCAGCGGTAAGTGTGCTAACATTTCCCAATAAGCTGGATATGGTCTCACTATGAACCTGTATCTCACTTTCATATTCTTTTACCTTATCTTCATTGTTCTGTTTTAATTCTTCAATATGCTTTTTCTGCATATCATGCTTCTGTGTAGCTAAATCAATCTCATGCTTTTTTTCTGCCACAAGGTCTTTATTGTTTGATAGTTTATCTTTTACCAACGAATTCATAGTAGAAAAGATTTGAATGTCCAATAAATCCTCAATAATGGCACGGCGGTCAGATGCCGATAACTGCATGAATGGTGTGAACGAAGCAGAACCAAGAATTACAATCTGTGTAAATGATTTGTAATTTAGTTTAAGAATAAACTTCTCTAAGTATTCTTGGTAATCACGACTAGCTGCATCTTGGTTAACCAATACACCATCACAATAAATCTCAAATAGATTTGGTTTGATACCACGAACTACACGATAAGCTTTATTGTTGGTATCAAATTCTACTTCAACAATACAATCTTTATTATTAATACTGTTAACAAGTTGTGGTTTGTTAATTGACCGAAATGGTTTGCCAAACAAAGCGAAACACAATGCGTCAAGCATCGTGCTTTTACCAGAACCATTTTCACCTACAACCAGCGTATTGCTGTTATTAGACAGATTAACTTCTGTAAAATAATTGCCAGTGCTTAATAAGTTTTTCCATTTTAACTTACGAAATATTATCATTCAGCCACTTCTGTGTTTAGTGCCTCAACATATAGTTCACGCATAAGTAACTTTAACTTATCCGATTCAACATCTAATGTTAGGTTGTCAATATACTTTGAAAGTATAGTCATTGTATCTTCCGCTTGGTCAATGATATCTTGGTCATTGTCATTTAAAACATCACTAAAATCTTCAACAATAGACAAGTCAGCAATGCCTGCCTTATAAAGATTATCTGTTACATGGTCAAACAAGAAAGGATTTTGTTTGTTCAATACCACAACTTTAACATAGGTATCTTTAAGTGTATCGTATTGATACCCTTTCCAAAATTCAAAATCTTGTTGACCATCATCATATGTTACCTTGTTAAACATGGTAAATGGGTTACGAACAAATTCTAAGTGCCGTGTGTCTGTGTCAAATATATGAAATCCTTTTGGGTCATTGTAATCAGCCCATGTCATTTCATATGGTGTGCCAACATATACGATGTTGTAATCTGACGATTTATGGTGAAAATGGCCAGATAAAACAATATCATAATCTTTTAAAATGTTTTTGTCAATACCTATCTCTGAAACATTACCTCTATCCATTTCAAAGCCTGCAATCTCAAAATGCCCAAAAGCAATCTGTGAGTTTGAATCTTTCATCTTCTCCAAAATATCTTTTTGGTTATCATCACACATCCAAGGAACCACATCAACAGGAATGCCATCAAAATTAACTGTGGTAAACTCATCATAAACTTTAATGTTAGTGTATTCATTTAACAATAAAGCGGGCGAGTTTACTTCAAGTGTGTTCTTGTAGGCAACATCGTGATTGCCAATTAATGTGTGCAACTGAATGTCTAATTCTTGGCACTTATCAAAAAAGTATTTACGAGCTAGGAATAGAGAATTGAAATTGATAAACTTTCGCCTATCAAACAAGTCGCCCATCTGAAAAACAACTTTGATATTGTTTTCAATCAGATAGGGAAAGAATACTTCATCATAAAACTTCTGGAAGTATTTGTGAAAATCTAACGAATCACCTCGAGCACCGAAGTGGCTATCACCCAATATGCATAATTTCATTGTATTTGATTTTTGAAACCTTCTATTTCATCCTTCAGTTTGAGTTTTTTCTTTTTTAGAATTGCGATAGTTGCACAATTGCCATGATGTGATTCTTCTTCAACAATTTGTTTGTCCAACTTATCGTGCAAATCTTGTAGGTGTTTAATGTGATGCTCTATTTTTAATCTATCCATTATAACTCCATTTTTTTGTAATGTCAAGCAGAATCAGGCAAATCTTCTTCAATGAACTTCTCTAGCCCTTTGGTCTTGCCTTCTTTTTTCTTGCGTTTATTTTCTTCAAAATTATGAATAAACTCGGAGATGTTATCATACAATTCAAACTGGCGACTATGGCCATCTGAATCTTCCAACATTTCAAATTCATCTAGTATGCCAATCTGTTCTGTTGCTTTATATTTAACATAAAGTTGTTTCTTTTCTTTCATAATACGGCGAAGAAAAGCATAGTAAATGATTTGCGTAAAGTAAGCAAATGGATTCTTTGACTTATCGGGGTCAAAGTTACGGAAATACATGAGGCAGTTTTCAATACCATCTGCAATCATTTCATCACGGAAAGAATATGATATGAAATTTGGTTTGCGTGATAAATGGTCTGCAATCTTTAAAAAGCATTCACCTATGTAATTTGGTATTTGTGGTTCTGGCTTCTTTTTCTTTTTAGCTTCATCGCAGTTCTTCTTGTATTCGATTAACGCAGCCAGAAAATCGGCGTTGTTCACATAATGTTTTGTTTTCTTTTCACTCATATTTGCCTCATTTTGCTCTTGACAGATGTTACAGTAGCGGTGTTCCGTTTGAAAGTAAATCTGCTTTAACTACCTCCATTAATTTATAGACCCTTTTACGATAGTCAAAACCAAGCATCGATGCTTTAGTTCCGCTTCCATAAGGTGGTACACGACCTTGTGAATAGTATTGGTCAGCAGTCAAGTCAATCTTATTACCCTCAACTGTAACAGCCCACCAATGCCAAATACCTTCATCATCCAATCCTCTATACAGTTTAATGTTCTTGCTACCAAACAATTTCTGTAAACAGGCAGATGCTGTATGACAATGACCAAACATAGGATTAGAAGCATTACGCTCTATCCATTTTTTAGGAAGTAAATCTGGTGTTAAATGTTTAACGATTGAATCGCAGGCCATTTTCATATTGGTATCATTATACACGAATAAACTCATTAATGCAAGCTTCCTTTTTTTCTTTCTTTTAATGCCTCAAAGATTTCATCAGGGTCGAATTCTTCCTCAATATCTTCTTCATCACCTTCTCCGTCCATATCATAGAAAGGCGTTCTTTTTTCTTCCATTCTTTGATGTGCTTCAACAACAACATCACCGTAGTAATCAATTAAATCTTGCTTTGGGTCTATGATAGTAAGTATGTCGGTAGTGTAAATTAAAGCATGGTTGTCTTTAATGATTTCAATTGGCAACCATGGCATCATCATCATTACTGTTTGGCCAGTTGGTATTCTTTTAAAAATTAAATGCATTGGGTTATCTAAAAGTGCCGTTTCACCATCTTCTTTTTCGATGTAATCAGCAATAATATCTTCACCTGATTGTAAGCGAACAATTTTGATATTGTTATTGGTTGTCTGTTCCATTTTTGAGTTCTATGTTGTAAAACTTATATTTAAATTTTTCTTCATCGTATATTTTAACACGCTCAATGAAATGTTTCAAGCTATAATTGGCAAATTTGCCTATACGAAAGTCATCAACAATATCAAATAAAACTGCCTCTGTTTTATTATCACCTATGCGTAACCCACGACCAATAGATTGCAGATTACGAATCCTTGACTTAGAAGGACTTGCAAAGATGATATTGTGTAGATTGCGAATGTTAACACCAGTAGAAAAAGTGCCATAAGATGCCACAATAATAGCATCTTTTTCTTTTTCAGTAATTGAACGAACCGATTCTCGCACCTC